CAGTACTTGGAGCAACGCTCTGACGAAGAGTAACGTTAGTGAAATCGGATACCACAGGCGCAGTAGTACCCAAAGGCAGGGAAACAGAATCACCCTTCTGAGGCCACGGCAAACACGACGTAAAGTAATCATGCCGCTTACCACGACGACGGATCACATAATCCGCAACAGTATCAGGCCCATCGTCGCGATCAACTACCAACGAATCTTGGAGATTTTCGTCCCGAAACCACTCATTCCAAATCAAGTTATAAGCACGTAGCCACAACGCCGAATGAGTAACAGTAGCAGCACCACCAACCTGACCGACGGTTGGCAAGCCCATATAATCCTGAAGCGAACCAACAGCATAACCACCAACTGGAGAAACCTGTTGAGGAACAAGATAATCAATCGAATCACCCGGATTTACTTGCTCACCCATAAACTTTTGCCAATTATTCCAAACCAAACGGTTCGGAACAAAAAAGAAAAAAGTTGACAGTTGCATATTGTCCATAACAGGAACAATCGGAGTCGCAAGACGACAGAAAGCTGTCATATTAAGATTAAACGAATCACCGGGAAGAACCTCATCAACATAAATAGGAACAAGATAACCCGCATCAAACGCAGTTTTATGCGTAGACTGACGCTTAAAAGATGCGCGAGGAATATCCGCGCGCGGAATCATCGAAAAACGATGAGGGTCAACTGACTGATTACGATGCATCATGATAACTAACTCCTTTTAAGAAATGAAACACGAGCCTTATGAACAGACTCACGAACAGAAAGACGAGACCAACTACCCTCACCAGACAAACTCAACGCCTCAGCATCCAATTCACGACACGCGACAATATCAGAGAACATGTCGGGCCGCAACGCTTCAATAAGCCGATCATAGTATTTAGGAGGTTTACAACGCGCGCCATTGATAACGACAAAGTCTCGCGGATAGACATCTGATTTATACCTTTCAAACCAACCACGCGCAATAGCGGGTTTCAAACTCATCCGATTAAATTCAGGAACTCGGTCAATAATTTCACCATCATCTGTAACCACTCGATAATGAGATTCAGCAAGTTGTCCATTTACTTTTGCAACGCAATATCTTGCGATGTATCCAGCAGAGGCGAAGGACACCGATCCGACGCTGCAAAGACCAAGGCCCCAAAGCCGATCAAGAGTATCACTAGTGTAAAGTTTAGATTCACCATCAGACCCTTTCTTCAAATAAACCTTGTCAGAAAAATCAAAACCAAATATGCAAGCGTGAAAATGAGGACGTCCACCATCAGAACCATATTCACCACCAACATAGTATGAAAGTTTCACACCAGCATGCTTGCGCAACCTTTTGATGAATAGCTGAAAATCGCGGTACACCAGGGATGGGCCAGTCTCAGCATATGTGAGCGTAATGAAACAGTTGTTTTCGTGCACCTGAGACTCGTGGACACAACGGACGGCCCACTGTCGAGCACGCTCGAGCCGGCAGCCGATACATTGACCGCATGGAAGCCAGAGAAATCCTTCAACACCCCGAGAACCAGCAGAAATAAAACGAACTGAACCATCAGCCATCCGGACAGCCGGCATGGGATGATAGCAAGGCATAGCTCAAAGACGCCACCCGCCACGCATGGGCTCATTGCGGGTATTTGCCGCGGCTACGGTGCGAGACTGGCCGCGAAAAGACCGAGCAGAAACAGACTTTGAAACAGGTTTACGAGAGACAGGACGCATGAGGTACTCCTATAGAAATGGTGTCACCTGGACCAGTTACATCAAGTAGAAAACTGGTCCAGGTAGCGCGTTTATACGCCCAAATTACGAAGAACGCAAGCTCCCAACGAGAGCAACAGACCGCAAGGCTTCGGAGGCAGTAAAACAACCGCGCGATTCGTTAAATTCGCCAATCTCGTAAAGCTCGAAATCAACGGGGTGACGATGCACATCCGAAGTAGCACGCTCATCATTGACTTCATCAGTAATCGCACGGACAGCAGCGCCGCGCGTACGGCAAAAAAACGGCTGAGAGAATGACTCACTCTTACTGTCATACAAAGAGAACATCAGCATTTCACACCTCCTCAACAGACAAAACACGAGAAATCAAGTCCTGCACTTGCCGCAATTCGCGTTTGCGAATTTCGGCAACTGCAATATTAGTCTCAGCACGTGCAGCACGCTGCACAGAAGCACCGAGCAAAACAAGACCACGCCAGATAAGCGTACGCTCATCTGGCGTACAAGGCAAAGCAGCCTTAACAACAACAGGGGTAGAAACAGCAGCCATAGAAAACTCCAGAAGTTAAGTTAAACAAAGTGCATCAAATGCACGAATAGAATAATAAAACAAATAAACAAAATAAGCAAGAAATAAATATTAATTAAAAACAGAAAACCAATAGCCAAAATCAATAAGACAATTTTTATGTGGCTAAACATATAAACAGAACATAGAACACGCTCAAGCGCCTTAAGGGACAGGCTTTCTAGAGCGGAGTAACGTTCAAAAAAAAGCCTGCACAAGGCAGGCAAAGTAGCGCAGAACAGCGCCTCAGGGAGCGGGGTCAGCTAACCATCAGGGGCTACGCCCCCGATACCCCTCCAATCCTACGAAGCGGATAGAGGAGCGCCAGGAACTGGCGGAGGAGGAGAAGCAACAGGCTTTTCAATCAAGCCAAGCTCAATAGCCTGCTCGCGATTAGAAGCATCAGCGATGAAATCAAGCACAGCGGCGGGGTCATTCTCAAACTTAGCACGAACAGCTGCAGGAAGCTGAGCGAAGGCCTCAGCAGTACGACGAGAGAGCATCACGGCAGCATGATAATCCTGGGGCACAGCCGTAAAGTCACCGACCAAGGGCTCACGCATAGTGCCGGGAGCCATGCCGGTCACACCAAACCGACGCACGATGGTGTTGATGTCAGTCTCATCACGCGCAGACTGAATAGCAAGCGAAGGTTCACCACAAGAACAGCCAGTTTCACGTGAAACAGCGTCACGGTCATAGTTGAACGGCGTACGAAATTCCATGAAAATCTCCAAAAGTTAACGACGAAAAGCAGACCAAATCAAACGCAAGAAAGGTTCAAGAGCACCGACGGTCTTACCAAGCTCACCAAAAGAAGCACCAGCGCGCACGTCCTGAGCAGACAACTCAGCACGATTAGATTCAAGCAATTGCTGAATCTGAGCAAGTATTGTTTGTTCGTTGATCAGAGGTACAGAAGCACGTAGTTTATCAACGGTAGCACGAAGAACGTTGCCGGTTTCAGTAAGGTTATAACCCTCTTTGACAAGGTTCTGATACTGCTCACGAAGCGTTTCAATCACAGCTTTAGAACGGTCATTATCAGTGCGAAGATTAATCACCTCTTGACGAGTCTTTTCAACAGTCGAATCAATCAAACGCTGTTGTGCATCAGCCTGAGCTGCCGAAGAATTCGAAAGATTAGTATTCGCATCAGCAAGCTGAGACGAATAATAAGCACTAACAGCAGGTGATATCGTATCAAACATGGTTGCTTGCTGACCAGAAGGCGGAGAGCCGCCTCCCTGCATGTAAGCCAGCATGGGATTAAGGCCGGCAGCACGCATATCGGCCATAGTCGTTTGATAACGAGTAGCAAATTGCTGAGCAGAAAATGCGTTAGCTTGCTGGGCTTGGTCGGCTTGAGCAGAATTTCGCCGCTCACCACCAAGGAAAGAAAGACCAGCAGCAACAGCAGCAGGTATCCAAGACATGATAATCCTCAGAAATGATCGATCAAGCCAGGCACAGAATACAGAGGCAACGGGCGCGCAGTCGTACAGTCAAAGAACGCATCGCAAAGAAGTTGCTGACCATCCGCAGAAGAACCCACAGCAACAACACGATCAACCGGAGGCGTGGACTCGATGAAAGTGGAATTGAGCGTCGGAAGCGACGTGAAATGCTGCGACAAGTGCCAAATATCAACTGTGCTAGCCGATGTGGACTTCAAGAGACCTGAGATCTGCGAAGGCTTGTAACGATACTCTGCCCAACGCTCTTGATAGCCAAAAACATCATCGTCAGTAGCCGCACCAGTAACATAAATTTCCTTGTTAAGAACAGCTTGTTCCCCCAACTGGGCGAAAGCCGGGAAATAAAAGTCATACCGAGTCGAGCGCGACCACATCCGAGGGAGGCCCTGCTGATAAGAAAGATCAGCATCAACACAAGCCAAGCCAATGATCAGACCATGTTCCGTAAATGCCTGAGCAAAGCCGTGACGCTGAGCGAGAGCAGTACCCATCGCACCGAGATTACCGAGAGGCGCAGTAGTACCAGAAGCACCAGAACCAGACGTCTGAGCAATGGGATTAATCAACACAGGGGACGAGCCGCCACCTAGATACTCGGGACGCTGTAGGCGAGCATCAGGAGAAACAACACCAAAATGAGACCGGACAATCTCAGTGTATCGAGTACCGCCGCGGGCATCACGCTCGAG